AACACGTTCCCGGACGGCAGCGGCTTCGCCATATCCGATCGCAGCTGCTTGATCGCCTGGTCGCCCTGGATGAGGTCGTTGATCGCGCCGATGACCGCGATTCCGACGACGGCGAGCGCGGCGCGCGCGGCGATCGCGGCTGGGTTGAGGTTCCGCAGCGCCGTGGCCAGCGTCGTGGTGCCGCTGAGCACCCGCAGGACACCGGCGGCGGTGGCTTCGAGGCCAGTCCAGATCAGCGCCTTGCCTGCGGCGAGCGCGGCCGGGACCAGCATGGTCGCGAGCACGACGCCCAGCACCTCGGCAGCGGTCTTGTTGTGGGCGAAGAACCCGGTCACATCATCGACGGCGACCGCCACGTCCTTCACCACGGTCGCGAGCAACCGGAATGACGACACCACCAGACCGCCGCTGAGGGTCATGAACACGTGCGCGAGCGGCTCGCCGGCCTGTGCGGCGTTATGCAGGGCGTCGACGACATGCCGGAGAGCGGATTCGACGTCGTGGAAGCCGCCGGTGATCGTCGAGTTGGTGGAGACGGCGTGCCAGAACGCAGCGGCGTCGTTGACGCCGCTCGTGCCGATCCAGGACAGCGCCTTCGTCGCCTCAGGGAGCAGCCGATTACCGATCTTGATCGCGGCGACTTCCGCACCGGAGGAGATCCGGTCCCACGCGTAGGACAGTGTCTTCGTGTAGTCGGCCCAACGCTGCTGGAATGTGTCACCGCCGGTGGTGACCTCGTGCAGCTTGCCCTCGTAGCGGTCGAGCTGGTTGATGAGGATCGACAGGCCCTGCTGCGGCCCGCGCTTGCCGAACATCTGCGCGAGTTTGGGGCCCATCGTGTCCGCGGTGACGCCGTTCTCGCGCAGCTTCACGGCGAGAACCGTCAACGCCTCGGTGAGGCCGCCGTGGGCGAGCTGAGTGGACAGGTTGCCGCTACTGATGCCCCACTTCTTCAGCTGGTCCTGACCGGCCTTCAACGGGTCTGCGAGCGCGGTGATCGACATGCGCAGCTGAGTGCCAGCGTCCGCGCCGCGCAGGTTGTTGTCACCGAAGGTCGCCAGGGCCGCGCCGGCCTGCTGGATGCTGACGCCGAAGCCTTTGAAGGTCGACCCAAGCGGGCCAAACGCGTCGGCGAAGTCCTGCATTGTCATGTCACCGGCGCCGACAGTGGCGTTCATGATGCCCATGACCTGCGAGTAGTCGCGGACACCCTTCATGTTCGCGACGATCGCCGCGTCGAGCGCGTTGGTGACGTCGACGAGGTTCGCGTGCCCGAGCTTGGCGCCCTCGGCAGCGATCTTCAGCACCTGAAGTTGCTGCGCGGTCGTCAGCGAGTTCTGCCCGACGCTGGCGATGTGGTACGCCGCGTCAGCCAGAACGTCAGGTGCCGTCGCGACAGTGCCGGCCATCGCGAGGATGCCGGCGCGAAGCGCGTTGACCTGCTGCTCGCTCGCGTTCGCCTGCGTGCCGATGCGGGTGGTGACGTCCTGGAATTTGCGGGCTGCTTCGATCGAGACGCCGCTGACGGCGGCGAGCGCCGCCGCCGCGATCTTCAGCGGGCCGGGGATGGCCCCGACGGTCGTGCGGAACTTGTCGGCCGAGCGAGCGCCGAGCGCCATCGACTCGTCGACCCGCTTCTCCGACAAAGCGACCCGGTCGTTCGCGGCGATCAGCGACGCCTGCGCGGCGGCGAGCTGGCGGGTCGACGCCGTCCCCGACATCTGCAGTTCGGAGAGCCGTTCCGTCGCCGCCTGCTGACGCAGCTGCGCCTGCGTGAGCTTCGACGAGGCGAGCGCGGCCTCAGACGTCGAAACGCCGGCCCCGGCCAGCGCCTTGTCGGCGCGGCCGAGACCGGCAGCAGCAGCGTTCGCGGACGCACCCGCCTGCGCCAGCGACTTGTCCAGCTCGGACGTGCCAGCGGCGGCCGTCCCGGCTCGCGCGCCGAGGTCGGCCATCTGCCGGACGACACGGACGTAGGTCGCTTCGAAAAGGGTGGCGTCGAGGCGGACCTCACCGACGAGAGCGCCGAGGTCGAGGGACATCTACTTGGCCTCCCTCGACTCGTCGGACGGCGGCGGCATCAGCGCCGCCTGCAGTCGGTTCGCCGGCAGCGGCGTACCCGACCACGGCTCAGTTGCGACGGGCGCAGAGAGCAGGCCGAGGATCCGCGCACGCAACCACCGCCACGACCGGGTGGTCATCAGCGCGTCGTCGCCGACGTCGATCCCGCGGTCGGCCAGGTCGTTCTCGACCAGGTCCCAATGGGTGAGGACCTGCCGCCAGGTCAGACCGCCTCCGCTGCCCCTGACGCGTTCGGTGATGTCGACGAACCGGAAGTCCGCGACGGTCGACCCTGGGCCGACCCGGTCCCGGCCGTAGATGCCCGGCTCGATCTCCGTCCACCCGTCCGCTTCGCGGCACGCCGCGTGGCCCGGTTCGCCCGGGCCACCGCTTCCCCCCGGCCGACCAGCGCGGAGTTCGCAATGTCCTGCGACATGGCGAAGCACAGGTAGGCGTCCTGCCCGACGCGTTGCAGCACAGTCCACTTCAACCCGTCGGCGAGCATCTCGTCGTAGGTCGCGCCGAGCACCCGTTGGTAGAGCGTCTTCTCATCGTCGTCGTCGAGCTTGATCCGCTCGATGTCCTCGACGGCGAGGTCCGCGCCAGTGTTGGCCTTCATGCCGAGTTCAGCCAGGGCGGTGAGCCACAGGCCGACCTTCGCCGACGGTGACGCGACGCGGTACGTCTTCCCGTCTGGGAACCGCGCCGGGTCCTCGAACGACGACGGCTGGAGCGGGTACTCCAGGCCATCATCCTCGAGGAACTGACTGAGGTCGCGAACTGCCATTCAGACCACCTGCCCCTTCTGCATGCTCAGGCGCCACGCCGCTAGACGCCGCGCGCTTGCATCCGATCGCAGGAACCAGGCAGTGCCGTGCCGAACCGTGTCGGCGCTGTTCTCGGCGCTCGTTCCGTAGACCAGGTTGACCAGTCGGCAGTCCTCAGCGTTGCCGTTGAGGTGCCGCACCTCATGTCGTGCTGGCGGGGCGCCCAGGAACGCACGCGCGACCAGTTGGTGCACCGCCCACGTGCGCGGCCGGTGACCGTCCCGGCAGAGAGCGACTGTGGGGTAGCGACCGGGCACACGCCTGAGCAAGTGAGGCACGGCATCACGTCGGCCCCGATTTCCCCGGTATGACCGAACGTTCCCGTGGTCGCTGACCTCGTAGTCGTCGTAGCCGGGAACGGCCACCCACCGCTCCATCTAGACGAACGCGATGGCGAACCCGGACGACGCGCCGGCGCCGTTCGTGACGACAAGGTTGCCGGACCCGGCGGTGTGCGCCGGGGCGGTCGCGACGATCTCCCCGTCGGACACCACGACGAACGACGTGGCGGCCGTGCCGGCGAAGGTGATGCCGGTCGTGCCGGTGAAGTGGTTGCCAAGGATCCGCACGGCGGTGCCACCGGCCGCCGGCAGCGTCGTCGCCGTCACACCGGTCGGCAGCGTCAAACCGGCGATCGTCGGAACCACCGAGCCGGTGTCCGGGTGCGCGATCGACGCGAGCTGGCCTTGACCGGTCAGCGTGATCTGCACGGTGTCGAGCGCGGTCATCGCGCCGCCCTGCGGCTGCCACGAGACTGACGCCTTGCCGGTGTACGCCTCGACACGCGGGCCGCCCGGCTCCATCTCGTACACGCGGACGGTCACGCTGTTGGAGACACCCGTCTTGCCGATCGACTTCGTGCGCAGGTGCTCCTGTCCCGGGTCGTAGGACGTCGTATCGGAGGCGAGGGTCTTGCGGGCGACCGTCAGCGTCGCGGACCACGCGGCAGCGGTCTTCGTCTGCGACTGGAAGCCGCCCGCGTCGTAGTCGCTGTCGTCTTCAAGGTGCGGGTTGTCCGGGTTGAAGACGATGTTGGTGGCGCCGAGGATCGGCAACCAGGATGCGGAGCCGACGCCATCGTTGGCGTCGACGTCGACGTACCACTTGCGGGCGGTGGTGCTGGCCCCGAGGGGCGTGTGCGTCGTTGCCGGCATTGTGGGTGCCTCCTCGGGGCGTAGAAGCCGGGTTGTTGCTGGTTACAGGCGATGCGTGCCGGGCCGGTAGAGCTCCAACCCGTAGTTCGATGAGTGCTCCCACCGCTGGTTGTCGTCCTCGCCGAGTGGCGTCGACGACGTGCGCATGAGCGTCTGGACGTGGATGCCGTTCGGCAGCGTGAGCGGATACCGGCCGAGTAGCACGTCAGCGATCGCGTCGTCGAGGGTGTAGGCGTCCCGCGGGTCCTGCCCGGCGCTGCGCGTGCGGACCTGCAGGCCGGCGCTGGAGTCCGCGTAGGTGGCGTCGTCACCAAGCCCGTAGACGGTCAAGGTGACGATCCGGTCCGGGTTCGGTGGGACGACGGCGATATAGATGCCGGTGACATTCGTCGCGTAGGTGCCGCTGGTCTGCCAGGCGAGGCCGCTCACCCCGGCGGCGAGCAGCTGGGCGAACCCTTCTCCGACGTCGGTGGTGAAACTCACCCGTCGATCGCCTTGCGGATCCCGGCGACGATCACCTTCGCGACGTCCGCCGCCTTGCCATGCATCGCCGTCTCGAGGTACTTCGCCTGGCCGTTCGGGTGGTGCACGTCCATCCGCTCGTGCACGATCGGCGCGTAGACGGCGGTGTCACGGCCACCGCGGCCGGCCTGGTCCTCCTGGCCGTAGCTGATGGTCGCGGCGAGCCCGTCGTGCGTGACCTTGCCGGACGCTTTCAACGCGCCGGTATCGACGGGGACGAGTCGTTGCGACTCGTCGAAGATCAGGTGCGCGGCCTGGTCGACGGCGGCTTCGGCGGCAGCGCGGACGATGGGTAGCGCGTCGTGCTTGGGAGGAGTGAACCGCCAGGTGACCGCCACGGTGCGCTCCTCTCAGAGCAAGTTGACCTCGATGTGGTCCGGCAGGTCGAGCGAGCCGCTGTCACGTCGCCCGACCCGGATGACTTCGCTCACGCGACCGCCGAACGTGGCTGGCAGGGTGACCTGCGACTGCACCGGCACGTCCGCGGTGTCGGCCGGCAGGAACACGGTCGCGGTGGAGGTGACCTGCTCGCCGTCGGCGTTAACGACGAGGCGTTGCCCGTCGTCGACGAACCCCGTGACGGTCTGCGGGGTGTCGTAGGCGATGGTGTAGGCGCCGACGCCGGTGCGCCGGGCGATGACGACGTCGTGGATCCAGAACGGCGCCAGATCGTCGCTCACAGGTTGCGCCACCACGAGAATGGCCACCGCAACGGGCCCGACAAACCGAAGTGCTCAAGGTGGTCCGTTGCGGTGGCACCGACCGGCAAGGGAAGCGCCAACAGTCCGCCGGTGTAGAGGATCTGACGTGCTTCCGGC